GTATGAATAGGAGGAAGCCACTCGCACGCCTAAAGCGTAACATGCGGCTTCCTCCGTCTCACCACGGGCGAGAAAAAATTTTTAATTTTCTTCGATGCACTCGTAAATCGCGTCCGGCCTCGTGGCCTCAAGCTGCTTGAGCCCGATGCAGGCCGCGAGAAATGCCGCCTCGATGCGCTCATCGCCGCCGCAGTGGATGAGGAAGCGCGGCGCACCATCGTCTATCTCGAAGCCATAGACCTCGCACTCTCCCTCAGCTTCCATGTTCTTCACATAGCCACCGAAGGCATACATCACGCCAGTGATGTAGTTGCAGCATTTCTGGTCCGCCGAATGGCCCTCGCACAGGATCATGTAGCGTCCGATTTCGTGCTCGATGTGAACCATCGTCATGCGCTTACACCCCCGGCATTGCCGCGCTGCTGCCCGCGTCCATGTTCGGCTTAGACTGTTCGGCAAGCTGCTGCATGTACGGTGTCTGTGCGCTCTGCGCGTCGGCGTTCTTGCTCTCAATTCCGCCGCTGCTGCCGCTCTTACGTGTCGAGCCACCGCTCTGCGTGCCGCCCGCCATTCCGATGCCCATGTCCTGTCCCGTAAGCTGCTGGATGACCGCGAGCGCCTTTTGCAGATGATCGCTCTGCTGCTGCACGACGTTGTAGAGCGTCGCGCCCTCGTTGACTTGGCTCTTGATCTTGTCGATTCCTTCGAAGTCCATCATGTCGAGCGCAATCATGCTTTCCTGTGCCCTGTCTGGGGAGAAGAATCCCAGCGAATACAGCTCTTTCGCCCGCTCGTTCTGTTCTGCGCGGGAGAATGGATTCTTCTTCTGCGCCTTGATCTTGATGTCAAAGACCGGTCTGCGGAACAGGTCATTGCCGAGGCTGTCCACGCCCGTCACCTGATCGCCAAGCTCGTTCACGCCGATCTGCGCATACTCGTAGGGCATTTCATTCGTGATGCGGAAAGTGCGCGCTGCGTCGTAGAACTGCCGCATGCGCTCGATGCACAGCTTCACGATCTTCGTCTGCGCGCGGTAGCACGCTGAAATCATATCTCGGCTCGCCTTGTTGCCCGCCTCCTGCAATGCAGAAATAGCCGCCGCAGCCGTCGCACCGCTGGATGTGCCGCCGTTGGACACGTCGCGGTTTGAGCTCGTTTCCTTCATCTCGTCGATCTTCATCTGCACGATATTCGCGTAGATGGAATCGAGCGGGCGCGTCGTTACCTCGCGGAGCCTGCTCTCGTCGATCTGTCCGGACACGTGGATGATCGGCTTGCGCCAGTCAAGGAACTCTTCTTCGTTGATATTCAGGCTTTCACTCGCGAAATACCGGCGCTTGCTGCCCATCATTGAAGTTTCGAGGATGTTGCCCCACAGCTTGTCGATGTAGAGCTGCGGGTCCTTTGCAATGGCCGTATATCCAAATCCCGCAGGTGTGCCCTTTTCGGGAAACAGCACGTCGAACACGAACGGGTATTCGCCATCTTCGTAGAAGCCGCCATCCGCATATTCGGGGTCATTTTCGCTGGCGTAGATGATATGCTCCTCGTCGATGAACTTCGCGTAGTGCAGTACCGTTCGCCCGTCTGCGGTCCTCTTGCGGTAATACCAGTCGATCACGGCGACCTTGTTGCTCGTGTCCACCGTATCGTCGTACTCGTATTTTGCCGTTTCAATGCTGCTGCCGCTGAGCTTATCCGCAAACTGCGGGTATTCGTCCTCGATGATGTCGCGGTCGACGAGCGCCACCGTAAACACGTTGCGGCTCTTCTGGATGTCCTCAACCCCCGGCTCCCAGAAGATATTCAGCGGGTCAATGCCCTCGATAGCGATGTCTCCGAGCCCGTTGTCTTTCTCTTTGTCCCAGAACACGCCGTAGATCGCCACACCGTGTTTGAGCTTTTCCCACCACTCGAAGCTGTATGTGCTGTCAAATTCGTTGTATTCCATGATGACCGGCAGCACGGACGAGAGCGTCTGCGCGCTTTCCTCGTCGCTCTGCTCGCGAGGCAGGCATACGGGCTCGGGGTAATTGTCCATCGCGTCGGCGTGCTTATTCATGATTGAGTTAAACAACCACGCACTCGCAGGCTCGGGCGATTCCCCCGCGTCTTTCGTCCCGTGGCGGATATCCTCCCAATGCCGCAGCTTCCACCAGCGCTCCTCGCTGATGATGCGATTCTCGAAGTTGCTCTTGCCCTGCTTGTACTTTTGCAGCGTTTCTACGGCGTCGCCGATCTCCTTGCTGCCAATGGCTGCGCCGCTGTTCATCGCCGCGTCGCTGTCGCGGAATGCGCCTACAAGCGGCGCTTCCGCCTTTGCATCCAACATCGCAGCAGCGCCAGCCGCGTCGGCCTGCTGCTGCGTCTGCGGGAATTTTCTCGTTCCTGCCATGTCTTCCCCTCCTGTCAGTTGTGTTGGAACCACGCATATCTGTCGTAGCTCGGCGTATTGATGTCCAGCGGGTCGTACGAGACCAGCTTCGGCGGCTTATTTACCCGCGCCGCAATGGGATTCTCCATGCACACATAGCGTGTCATGTCGTAGATATGATCCTCCTGCTCGGTGTTCACGTCCTCAACGTCTTTTTCGTCGTAAACGAGGTTTGGCACCGTGCGAATGAAATTTTTGCACGTATCGAAGATATACAGCATCGGCACACCGTTCTCATCGAACGCGAATCGGTTGTGCAGCTGCATCTTGCCGTCGATGCGGGCATTATCCCCCTTCTCGAAGTAGACGCGCTCGCGCTCAAATAGAGCGCCGATGCTCTCTGTGCCCTGCGTCCCCCAAATGGCGGGATCGCCCACACGGAAGATGTGCCGCCCCTTGAGATTTGGGTCTTCTGCCTCAATGCGCTTCATCTCGCGGGCAACCGCCATCGGCTCCATCTTCACGCCCTCGTTCGGCGTGCCCGTGCAGCCGTAATATTCCCGGATGTGGTAGAGCCTCCTGTCTTGGTCGACCGCAAACCAGCCGATGGCAAACGGCCTTGAATAGCCCCAGTCCATTGCGCACCAGATCGGCCACTCCTTCGGCACATGAAACGGCGCGATGACGTGCGTATGGATGCGGTCGCGGTAGTGTTCGCTGTCATTGCGCCACTCGGTAAACACCTGCCCGGAGAACGTGTCCCAGTCACCGTAGAGCAGTGCGTTCTTTTCCGCCTCCGGCATCGACGCAAGGCGCGTCAAATAGCTGTCGTCGTTTTTCAGCAGTATCTTATTGTCGAATACCGTGCTCGGCACGAAGATGCGGCTCTTCTGCCGATACTCTTCGTGCCCATCCGGAAAGCGCACGACTGCATCCTCGCGGATGGTCCTCATCGGCGGCGCTGCCGTGATGAAACGTTCCTTGACCCATCCGTGCCCCACACCGCCGGGGTTCGCCGTGCTGCGGATGTATACGCGCGTCCCCGGACCGTTCGGTCGGTTGCGGGAAAAGAGGTAGCTATATTCCTCCCACGTAAAGTGGGTCAGCTCGTCGAATGCGATAAAGTCATACGCCTGTCCTTGATACTTGATCTTGTCCTTTGCGTACTGCATCGAGCCGAAGAGTATTTTCGCCCCGCTCGGGAATGTCCACGTGTGGCTGCTGCCGTTGTAGCGCGCGCCCGGATAGATGCGCGGGTAGTAGTTCAGCGTCTTGTCAATGAGCTCGGCAAGCTGCGGGAAGGTCTTTCGCAGGATAATCGCCTTGTAATACGGGATATCCACCTGCCGCAATGCCTCGATGACCAACGCATCGGATTTTCCCCCGCCTAACCGGCTGCGCCGCCGTATAGAGCCTCGTCCTCCCATCGGCTCATAAAGAGCGCCTGCTTGGGCTGCGGCTTCCATACCACGCTACGCTTCGCCATTCGCATCACCTCCCGCGTCCTGCGGAACAGGCATTACCGCGGGCAGCTCTGCCACCCCGCACACGCTCTCTCCGCCGTCGTCCTTCTTCTCGTCATTTATCCAGCGGAAATTGTATCTCAGGCTGAATTCCGCACCACGCTGTCCGTCTCGGTCGAAGAGGCGTTCCTCTGCGTAAGCCTCGATGCGGGCCTTCGCGCGCGTAACCGTGTCAACGAACTCTTTCTTCGCCTGATAGTTCAGCAGCGCTTGTCGGCTTGTAAATCCAAGCGCGAGCGCCAGCCCCGTCACTGTCGGCGGTCGCTGGTGAATGATAAACGGCTGCCCGAATTTGTCGAGGATCGGCATCCCATCGTCTCCGATGATTGGCTCACCCTTGCAATCTTCAAAGTATCGGTCAATGACGGCCTGCATTTCTTCGACCGTCGCATATTTGGGAGGATGCCCAGTTTTCGCCATGCCGCCACCGCCTTTCTTTTTTATGCTGCAAGCCCCCCGTCCTCGGCCTTATCGCGCAGCATTCTTATCCCCGCTCGGGGAACCGAGCTTCCTATTTCCGACGGTAACACGGCATCTTTTATTTCTCACCACGGGCGCGGAAACTTTCTCTTCCCTTTCTGCGCTCTCCTCTGTATAGTTGCATACACACAACATAGATACATCCTGCATATAGCACTCTCTCCCTATCCCCCCTATAATCCCCCCCTTCCCCTCTCTCCCGCAGCAAAAAGAAGCAGGGCTTTCGCCCTGCCTCTTCTTATGCCATTTTGAGCTTTCTCTTGAACCACTCCCACAGGTTACGCCACGGATGGGATTCTGCGTAATTGGCGCGCTGCTCGGCGTTGTAGCGCCTGTTACGCATTACATTAAGGGCCTCTTGCTTAAAAGCGCACTCGTCTCGTTACCCCTCCTTCGGCTCGCCGTATCTGCAAAAATCGTTCTCACCAACATTGCGCCTGTTGCATGGCGAATGTCTGTTGTGACACGTCAGCGTCCCCGGCTTCCCGTATCGCTGGGTAAGCTCGGACGGCAATGTGCTGTGCTTGCAGTCCTTGCACCGCGTCACGACCACGGCGTCTACAATAGGGATGGCCCTAATATCTGCTGCTGTAGCGTAAAGCTCCCAATTTTCATCTGGTCGCCAATGAATAGCATCCCTGTCAATCAGTCGCATCGCTGTCACCTCCGTCCATCTTCGCGTAGTTCTCCACAAAGTTACAAACTCTGGCAGCGCAGGAGAGGCACAGTTGTTTCTCTGCAGAAAATGGTGTCTTAAAATTTACAACGCCGTAGTGATTGAAATCCAGATTCACGCCGTCAACCTCGTAGTCAATCTCGCGCCCACACATATCACAGAACACTTTAACCATCAACTATTTCCTCCGTCCATCTTCGCGCCGCAGTTGGGGCAGTAAGGCTTGCCGTACTCTTTCGAGAAATTCCGGCAGCGGGTGCACTGCTCCTCATAGTTTCCCGTTTCCAGATTGAACCGGCCCGTGCCCCACCGCCCATGCACCACCGGGGCAACATCAGCGGCGGGGATGGCGTTAATGGCTTCAATTCCTTCACCACATGGATAACACCTATGACGCAGTTCGTTGATGGCTTCGCTGCGAGGAATGTAATCAACCATTTTCCGTCCTCCTGTTCCATGCTTCGGCGGCTTGTTCTTCCGTGTCGTAAATATGCACGCCGCCCAAAATCCCGCCATCGCACTCATAGCTTGCAATCGGGCATTCCGGGTTTTCCTCGTAAGCGTGATGAAGCATAAAGCCAAGCCCACTATAGGGTTGCTCTCTATATGCCTCATCATGCAGATTTCCTTCGTCATCGCACAGAACAAGGCTAACTTTGCCACCGCAGAACGGGCAGGATTTTAATTCAAACATCTTCCATCGCCTCCACATAGCACCAACTCTGCGGCGCGCGCTTATCGCAATCGCAACATTCTCCGCCCCCGAAGACGCTTGGCTCGCGTCTGCAAAGCCTTTCCGCCCAAAACTCAACAAGCACTTCGGCGCGTCGTAGATGCGCAAATCGGTAATGTGCCAGCCGTAGCCCGTTTGCGCGTGCAGATAGTCGTGCATGTCTTTGAGGGTAAGGCAGGACTGTTGAGCTACTTCGCACGCCGTCAGCCAGTCTTCACCCTTGACGTAGTAGCTGCCGCCGCGCGCTTTGGTCTCAAGCTCGTAAATACGGTCGCAGGTAAATTCGCCGATAATCTTGCCCTTGCGGTCTGCCCACTTGCCGCGGTTCCACTTGGCAACATCACCCCCGAGGTCAACTCGAAAAAACTCGTTACAGCCTTGCAGCGTGCAGTAGATGTAGCATTTGAACGGCGTGTCCAGCTTCGGTCTGGTTTTTCGCACCTCAATCGTCTTTTCACCGTTGGCAATCTTCTCCGCCCACTTGGGGCGGATGCTCAGCATAACAGCCTTACTCATTTTTTCATCGCCTCCAATGCTTTCTCCGCCTCAAGCTGTTGCACCACGAACCGCTGCATCATCGGCCATGCCGCGATCTGCTCTTGCAACTTTTTCAATGCCTCGTCTGAAACCATCACTCCACCTCCTGCATCTTACTAATCACTTTTCGGATCACATCGCCGCCATAAGCGTCTTTCGTCAACTCCAAGAACTCCGTAAGCGTCATCATGCCGTGCTCGAGGTCGACGCCGTGGTCATGGGCAAACTGCTTTCGCCCCATGTCGCATGAACCGGTCAAGCGGTGGTGCCAGTCGTAAAAGTACTGCGTCGGATACGTTTTCTCGCGGTCTGTCTCACTCAAGAACATCTCAATGCGATCATCTTCCGGCATATCCTCGAAAAGCTTGTCTCGCAGTGCTTCCATTGCTTCGCGCAGCGTTTCCCCGTGTGCAAAAACATTGTCCTGCTTGACGATGTAGCACGGCGTGAGCGTCAAATCACCGTTCAGGATTGCCCCGTGCGCGGAAACACCGCGCACGGAACGAATCAGTGTGTTCACGCCGTCAATTCGATAGACCGGGTCTCGGTTGAAGCGTTTAATGCCGTCGCCGGAGCCGGAGCCGTCGCCGTAGCCGTCGCCGGAGCCGGAGCCGTAGCCGTAGCCGTAGCCGGAGCCGGAGCCGCAGCCGTAGCCGTCGCCGTAGCCGGAGCCGGAGCCGCAGCCGCAGCCGTAGCCGCAGCCGTAGCCGTCGCCGTCGCCGGAGCCGGAGCCGTAGCCGCAGCCGGAGCCGTAGCCGCAGCCGCAGCCGTCGCCGTAGCTTACAGACAAAAAGGCTTTAATTTTCTCATCAAGCGTCATCTCTTCCACTCCTTTACGCCTCGAAGCGATGCAGATGCCGCATCCGTACATGGGATGATCTGGATTGCTCCCAGCACGGTCATTTCCGGGATCGTCACGGTAAAACGGCAGTTGCCCGGTGCTTTTGTGCCGTCCTTCGCCAGCTGCTCCACGGCACACGCGCCGTCCCAGCTCCACAACTTACGAACCTCGGTCATGGTGACCTCGGAGCCGTTTCTCTCTTTGATCTTGCCGAAAAACACGCCTGCGCGGTCGCAGCGAACGATATAGTCCTGATTGTTGTTCATGATGAAATTCCTCCTGATTTTTGTTAAAATTTAAAGCTCTCTCTGAGCTTGATCCCGTTTACCTCTGCCTCCGCCGTAAAGTAGCGGTGTGCCTCGTTGATGTAGACGATTCTGCCGTGTACGGTTCTCAATTTCTCAAAGCTACCCAGTCCGCTCGCGCCCTCAAAGGCCGCGGGCGTCCAGCTGTATGTGTCTCCGATGTTCATGCTTTCTCCCTAATGTCCCCGCCCCATTGCTCCGCCATAGCTTTGGCGATGCCAGGGAAGGTCTTGCTCCGGTCCTTTGCGCTGAGTTTTAATCCGTCGAGTTTAGTTCTCGTCGTCCGCCCGTGCCCCGTATCCACCCAACGTGCCTTAGGCGTTACTACCTGTGTCGGCTCTAACGGCAGCAGATTTTTAAGCCATAAACACGTCCGTTTAGTGTATGGGTGCCCAAACATGTAAGGTTGGATAATCTGGCTGTATTTCGGCAACTCACATATATGCATGGGGGCTGGATTTTCGACGCAAATCATTGGTATATCAGCCCGTAAAATCATCTCGAAAAACTTGGCCGCCTCACGCATATGGTAATATCTCTCTGCATTGATCCATTTTCCCCCGGATGGGTCAATACGGATCAAGCGCATACTCCCAGCGGATGTCAGATAAGTACACGGCGGATGTGCAATCATCAAATCCCACCGTCCCACATCATGCGTCTGCCCGTCCATTGTGGTCACTTGCCCCCCCTCGATGGCCTTGAGCGCATCGCCCAGAATATGCCACTCAGGGTGCCCGCCGGACGGCTCCTGAATGTCGCAGGAATACGCCTCGTGCCCCAATGCGCGGAACGCTTTGCATACCTCCTGCGATTCCTCGCAGGCAACCAGAACTTTCATCTTCTCCCCTCACATTCCCCGAACAGCTCCCGGAACGGTTTCCCGGTCAAATCCTCCAACGCGAGAAACGCCCGCACGGTCGCGTCCACGTCGCCCTTGACGTACCGGCTCACGTTGGCCGCTGAAATCCCGGTCGCCTCGGCAAGCGTGGTCTGGTTGTAGTCGGTCTTCTCCAGCGCCGCTTTGAGGACCGGATACGGGCAGCGCTCCCATGGGGTCTTGCTCATAACGAATCGGCTCATGTCATTCCCCTCCTAACAGCGCCGCGATGGACACGTCCAGCGCTTCGGCGAGATAGAGATACGTCGTGACTATACCGTATCGCTCGCCGCGCTCGATGGACGAGATTGTGCTGTCTGCGACGCCTGACTTCTCCGCAAGTTCTGTCTGGTTCATCCCTCTCATCAGACGCAGGGCTTTCACCTTCTCGCCGATGCGTTCCTCGGTCGGAATTCCGCTTTTCCCCTCGTCATCCTCCCGTAAAAAGTCGAGCAGGTTAATGCCGACGGCGCGGCATATCCGTTCGCACAGCGGGATAGTCGGCATGATGCGCGCCATCTCGTAGTTGCACAGCTGACCTTGCTCAATTCCACACATGGCGGCAAAACTCGCTTGGCTCATGCCAGCGGAAGTTCTCAGCCCACGGATCCGCTCCGCAGTGTCTTTTGCATTCATCTTTTTCGCCCCCTTTATTTTCTCAGTTTCTGCCCGCGCCGCGTCTTGAACTGGCGCGCGCCCAAATAATCATCTTTCTCCTGCGCTTCCCGCTGCTCTTCCTTCCGGGCGGCGCGGTGTTTTGCGATATCCGCCGCGTAGTACGGGCAATGGTCTTGACAGCCGGGATACCGCGTCGGCGGCAGGCAATGCAGGCAATGCTCAAAGCTCATCGGTAAACTCCCTTGCGCGTCGCGATTTGGTCAGCGTTACTATCGTGACCGGCGGCTCATTCGTGTATCTTTTCCTCGCCGCAATATTCCATATCGCCGCATCATCCGGATACGCATACCCGTTGAGCGCATCCATGACGGCCTTGACGATGTTGTCGAGGTCTCCGCGCTTTAGGTATGGGGCTAACTCCATTTCTGCTCTGCGCTCTTTTGGCGTCCCCTTCTGGATGGGGAAGTACGCAATAACATCAAGTTCCAGCGCGTCTCCCGCGGCAAACGGCATCACGTTTTCCCTCTCCCACGCCGCGCGTATGGCAGCCTCGTATTCCCGCGTGCTCTTTGGCGTGTAAGTGCCATGCCGCGTGACGCGCGGCCTGCCCTTCGGGACGGGCCGCCCATCCACAAAAAAACGCACGCTTTCCGCCTGCCGCCGTTCCATGCTCGTCGCCCTGCGCGCCTGCTTCTGCGCCTGCGGCCCGAGTCTCGCGAGGTCAGCTGATGTCAGCGCCATCGTCGGCCTCCCTGATTCGCACTGGCAGGACCATTTTGACGTCCTCGTGGTTGGTTTTGATCGTAATGGGCCCAATTGGACCACGGAATTCCAGAATAGCAGGCTGCTTGAAGGCGCCGCCGACGCTGGCCTTTGCCGCCTGCAACGCCGAGAGAAGATACTCGGCATTCACGCCGATACGGAATGTCGGCTCATTGGGCAGGGTTTTTTCCCAATCCAGAAACTTTCCAACCGGCTGAACAAAACCGAAGATGCAGCCGAGGCATTCGATCTCAACCACGCTTTCCGTCTTGTCCCGTTCTTTCAGCTCCAAGCGCATGGAATTACCGCGTGGCAGGCGGATACTCGGCTTGATGTAGCAATCGAAATCCTCTTCGACCTCGCAACAGGTCGCGCGCTCCACAAAAAGCCGGAAGCCGTCTGTGGCGATAGCCGTAACCGCCTTGTCCTTCTTGCGAAATTCCAGCCGGATATTCTTGTACATCGGCCGGCTCACGCTTGTTGATACCGCGCCCTTTACGGCGGCGATGATCGTGTTGAACGCGTTGGTGTCCATGATAGCCAGTCTCATTTCTCTTCCTCCTTTGCGCCATTGTGGTCGCGCGGGTCATCCCGCAGACCGACACCGATGATGTAGTTTTCGCCATCCCTTCTGGCATGCACTTCGTACTTGCGATAGGTTTCCCGTGCGTCGAACTTCGGCAGCATCAGGCGTTTGCCGATGACCGCCCCCGTGTCGGGGTCTACTGCGTCCTCACCGTAGGCAATCGCCACCTGCGCAAGCAGCGCGTCGGTTGCAATGCTGATCTCGGCAACGCCGCTGGCGCGCTTGGAAAGCTGCGCGTTCAGCTTCATTAGGTCGCCGCAGCGCTTTTCGTAGCGGCCAATCTCGTGTTTGAGCTTCTTGATCTTGTCTCTGTTTCTTTCGCTCATCGGTTCTCCGTCCTTTCGTAGTGCAGCGTCAGCGCCCGGGCGATCGGGCAGTGTCGCCATTCTTCGTTGGCGCAGTAGCGCCGCGTATATTCGTCCAGCTCTTCTTTCGGCAGTTTGACTTGGGCGCCCTCGCAGTTGAGATAGTCGCGGTAGTCCCGCGAGTAAAACGGGCACTTGAAAATGCCCCCGCGATACCCGCTCACGGCGCACCGCCTGCCATTTCGGCAGCCGCCGCTTCCCACGTCATCCCGTGTTCTCTCGCATAACGCGATATGCTCGGCATGAATGCCTCCTGTTCGGCTATCTGCTCGATGCATGGCTTCATCCAAGCCACCGAGACGTGCGGGGAAGCTGTGCCCCTGATCTTTGCCAGCACTTGGCCGACCTTTGGAGGGAATCCCCTTGTGTCCTCGGCAATCAGCGCGTTTACTGCGCCCTTTGCCGCAGCAGGGTCTTCATTTCCCAGCATGTCCAACCAGAAGGAAACCAGCTCCTCGGCTTCCGAACGGGTCATCTTGGCATATGCCTGCGGATAAGCCTGCTTCAATCGACCCAAAAGGCTAATTACGTCAGCTCTTTCCACGGTTCTTTTCCTCCTCAAGCATCTCGGCGAATACATCGCCGTAGGCAAACGGCTTATTCTGCAGGGCTTTGCCTCCCTTGTCCTGCTCTCTGGCAAGCCAAGCGGTGATGAAACGTTTAATCCCTCCGCGAGTTTTACGCTTGGTAGGGTTTGCATCGCACCACCCCGCCATGTTTCTAAGCTGCTGTAAAACGTCGACGTTCGGATAGAGCTGCGACCATTTGGCCCTGTCATTCTCCGACACGTCAAAGAAAGTCCCGTCATTTAGCGGCAAAGAAATCACCGGAGGCGCGTCAGCCGCTTGCGGCTCAGCGCATAATATGTACTCTTCTTTACTCTTCTCTACTCTACTTTTCTCTACTTTACTTTGTTCCGAAATGTCAGCATTTTTTGAAAGAATGTTTACATTTTTCGCTTGAATGTCAACATTGGTCAAAATTTGGGCGACATCGACCAGAAGGATGTTGTAATCGACTTCAAGAACTTTACGGCGGCTGACTGCCTCGAAGTAACGCGTCTGTATCCCTTTGGACGTCAGTACACGGTACTTGTCATATTTCTCTTTGTCGAACATCCCTCGTCTGATAGAAGCCTCTACTATTTCGGAAACGACGCTCCCACCCAACCCGACCTTGCGGGCGAACAAAAGCGCAACCTCCTCTGTCCATTCAATGTAGTAACCCGCCTTGCCGTAAATTTCTTGCAGCAAGTGAACGACTACACCAAATCCTGTCAAGCCAAATTCTGCCTCTATCAGTTCAAACTTTGCATCCAATACGACATCAAGCGGAAAATAATCAATCCCGCTTTTTGCCATGTGCTCACTCCTTGTACGGGAACAGGCAAATATTCGTTTCGTGATACGAAAGAATATCGCAAAGGATTTCTGCCTCTCGTTGGCTTAGCCCATTGATGCGGATAGCACTCGCCGTGGGATCATCCAGATCCGCGACGCTTTCGCAGTCATAAATCAGTGCATCGTATAGCATCTTCATCCCTCCAATCAGAACGGCAGCTCGCCGTCGTCCTCGCTGACCTCGGAAAAGCCGCCTGCGGCGCTCTCTACGGCGTATTGCGGCGCGGCAGTATCGTTACCCTCCGAGCGCCTGTTGTCTGCGAAATACACGCTGTCAGCCTGCACCTCGTAGCTTCTGCGGTTGTTGCCGTTCTTGTCCGTCCAGTCGCGCATCTGCAAGCGCCCCTCGACGCCGATCATGCGACCCTTATCGGCGTAGTTGCAGAGCACTTCTGCCGTGCCGCGCCATGCGACAACGTCGATCCAGTCTGTGCCGCCCTCCTTGCCGTTGCGGTCAACGGCAAGAGGGAACGACACAACGGATACTCCGCTGTTCGTCTTTTTCAGCTCCAAGTCACGCCCGATGCGTCCCATCAGGCACACGCGATTCATGCTCACTGTGCGTCACCGTCGCTTTCGATGACCTCGCCGGTCGCCTCGTCCACGGTGTAGTTTTCGGCCTCGATGGTTTCCTCTGCCTGCGCATCTGCGGCGATCACGTCGGCAAGCTGTTTGCCCGCGTCGCGCGTCTGGTAATCGATGGACATAACGCCCCACTTGCCAATCAGGATACGGTAGACAGTCTTGCGTGCCATAGCGTCCCAATCATCGCGCCAGCCCTTACCCTGATATTCACCTTTGCGGAATTTCTTTTCATGTGCGGTGATGGCCTTGACGCTCATGTATACGGTCTTTTCCGCGCCGTTGATAAGACGGTAATAACCGACGTATCCGATGATAGGAAGCGCCTCGCGCGCGTCCTCGTCCTCCACGAAATCAATGTCAACCTCTTCGGTCAGACGGTTATAACTCTTCAATTCGCCCTCACGCACGTCCACGACGTTGATGGTCTTGTATGCACCCGTGCGAAGTGCGAGCTGGTGCATACCTTTCCAGCCGAGAATGAATGTCGCTTCCATCTTTTTTGCGCCAATATCCTTCTTGTAGTTCTTGAATGGCACAATGTAGGCATAGCCCAAACTCGGGTCGATGGGGAGATCAAACATCGCCGCTTTCAGCGAGGATTGAATGACCGTCATCGGGGATTCGTAAAAAGCCTGCTGCAAATTCTTGTCTGCATTGACCATCGAAATGATGGACGAAATAAACTGTGGCGCGCGCTTGCCAAGCAGCTCGTCAAAGCGCTTGCGCATGCCGTCGCGGTCAAGCAGATCGTTCACCAACGCCGTGACGGATGCCTGTTTCTGCTGCGGCGCTTTCTGCGCGCCCTGCGCGTTCTGAATCAATCCTTCCTTCATCTTTCCTTGTCCTCCTTCACCGCAAATTTGCGGAAATTTGTCGTTTTGTAGTAGCCGCTCAAGTCCATGCCCGGGTGATCCTTGGCAAACGCCCTCGCATCGAACGTCTGGCGGCTCTGCCCTTTCCAGTCGACCGTGTAGCGCCCGCAGAACCCCGTCTCGTTGTCGCCGAGGTCGGTCATCAGCTGCTGTTTGATGGCGTCCGCGCCCTTCTCGATGGCCTTTTTCCGGCTCATCAGGTATTGATACTGCTCGATCAGTCTCTCGCGCCCAAACAGCTCGACTTCTCCGCCGCCGCCCTCGTAAATGGTTGTGATCGTCTCCGTCGTGCTTTCCGCCCCGTCCATAGGAGGCGGGCTGTCAGTTTCCACGCAGTCGCGCCAGAAGTCCTCCGCGCACCGTTTGACGGCCTCGATCTCTTCCGGGCTGACGTATACGCTGCTCTCGCACCATTCCGGCGTGTCATCGTCCTTGACCGTCGTGATCTGATAGCAGTAAAAGCCCTTGCCGAGCACCAATGCCGCCAGATACCAGCGTTGCCAGCCGGTCACGGCCAGATACGTCACGCACTGCGCATAGTAGCTTTCGGGGAAGTCCCCGCCCTCGTAGCGTTTGAGGTTCAGCGCGCTTGCGGTTTTGCATTCAAGGCCGGAGCTTTCGCCGAGGACTTGCCGGTCAATGTTGGCGTGCAGATGGGGGCAATCCTCGCGGCGCAGCAGGTAGTTCATGCGGCGCACCGCCTTGCGGCTCACTTCTTCGAATCGGCTTGCCACATACGGCTCAAGGTCTCGCCCGACGCGCATTGCCTCGTTTTCCGGCTCTTCGCCGATCCTGCCGGTCTTTTCCGCCCATACCGTGTATGGCGAGCGGTATTTGTTCAGCCCCAGCACCGCGCCCATGTCGCTGCCGCCGAGGCTCTTCTTGCGCTCTTTAAGCCACTCCTCGCGGCTCATCCCGCGCGTCGATATCTTCTGCATCTTCATCTTTTGTTACCTCGATGTCTTCCGCCCCGCAGAAGGGACAGCATAGTATCGTTTGCGTCTCCACGCCGCGCTCACCGTCAAGGTTCTCGCGCCTGCGCAGGACATCGGGCTCGTCAAAGGTCAGCCCGCACCATTCGCAGCGGTACATCACATCATCGCCGAGACCGCGATGAGCACCGCCGCCAGCAGCAGGCAGATACCGGCAAAAAGCATCGCCTCATCCGCCTTGCGCTGCTCTCTCGTGCGCTTGTCGTGCCGCCTCATCGTCTGCACCCCCTGTCGATATGCGGCAGCAGCTCGTACAGCACCTTGCACACCGCGCACGCGCCGATGACGGCGAGCCCCGTCGTAAAGTCGCAGCCGTTGAGCGCGATCACCGCAGCGGCGATACCGCCGAAAAACAATGTGTCGATCATGCCTCCACCTCATATCCAAGAAATTTCAGGAACGAAAGCCGCGGGATGACCGTGATCGTTCCGATGCGGCTGACCGGAAATCCGAGCTGTTCGGGGTGGTCTTTCGCCGCAATGCTGATCGAATAGGGCTTCCGCCCGAGTACCGGCGCGATATCCGCCGGTGTCAGCACCGGCTTGTCCGATGCAAGCATTTCTTCCACCGTCATGTGCGTTCCTCCTTGCTGTCCAATGCCGCTTGAGCTTCACAGCACAATTCCTCTTCCACGCGCCGTAACGCCATTTCAATCTGAATCAGTGCCCCGTAAAACCGGCAGTCTCCGGTCTCAGAGAGTTCGCCTTCTTGAATTGCCCCTGCGATGCAGAGGGACAGTGTGTCGGTCACACCAGAAAGATCACACCCTATGGAATCGACTTTACCGGCAAACTCATTTATGCTCATTTGCGTGTTCCTTCCTCTCCAAGAAACTTCTGGATGAAATACTGCTGGCCTTTGCCGGTGACTTTCGTGGTCTTGCTCACCGTCACCGTACCGTCAGAATGGGTGATCGCCGTTTCCTTAACGGTGAAAAGCCCCAAGTCCATTGACTTTTGCGTTGGCATATTGAAGTCCGTGCCGTTCCGGCGAATCAGATAGCCGTTTTCGCGCATCCAACGGAACAGTCGGTGCTGCCCGATGTCAACGCCGTTTTGTTTCAGCAGCTTCGCCAGCTCGCCGACGAGGATCGAAGTCTTGCTTGCGCTGACCGCATCGGCAAAAAGCACCTTCGGCGCGTCGGCCTCGACCTTGCTTTCAAGCCGCTTGAGCTTGTCCCCTGCGATTTGCAGCGCGCGAGCCATGACTTTCTCCGGGCTGTTCCAGTCCTTTTCAATTTGAAGAAAATACTGGCGGGCCTGCTTGCCCTTTTCATTGCGCTGGATCATGCAAAGCTCTTTCGCCATGTCGATGGTGAGCACTGCGTCGTCAACCGTTCGAGCAACCATGCGCTCACCCTCGTTTTGAACTCGCTCAATTTTGAGCGGGTTGAAATCTTCGCCCTCGGTGAACCCGTACTCGCACATTCTCGGGAACCAGTCTTTATAAGCCGTCTTCACTTCGAGAAAATCGTGCAGGTCTCTCGCAGAGACCGCAGGGCGGTCATTGTTGTAAGTGATCTTGATTAGCTCGTTCATGTGTCCTCCTTACCCGTAAGCGCTTCTTCCTTTACCTTGAAGTGCTTGGCAAGCCGTTTGATGTGGCGCGGGTGCGGGTAGCAAGCGCCATCTTTCCAGCTTTTGATCGACGTCTGCGAGACATCGATCTCTTTCGCAAGACGATAATTCGTCTCGCCGTGCTCAGCCTGTAGCCGAGCAAGGTTTTCAGGGAACCCCATCTTTTTCGCCTCCAAATTTGATTAAAATGTTGACAAATTGGAGCATTGGTGCTACTCTAAGTTTTGCTACAAACATTAATTCGCGCCAGCTCGATTTGTCGGGGTGGCTTGGCTTTTCAGTACCTGTCCACGGTCTTAATTATACTTAATGATTGAGCATATGTCAATAAATGATTACGTATCATTGTACACAATAATAGAGGTCAATATTTATGGCATTTACCGAAAATCTAAACTATTGCATGACTCAAAGGGGCTATTCTGCCTATCGCTTATCTAAGATAATTGGGTCGACAAACCAAGCTGTGTTAAATTGGCAAGCTGGAAAAGCTATCCCTCATGCAAAAACGCGCCAGAAGATCGCCGACCATTTCGGTATCACGCTTGCCGAGCTGGATGGCGACGAGCTTCCCGCTCTGCCGGAAAAAGGCACAGAAAAAGCGCCCGCCCCCAAAGAGGACGAGCGCCCATATGTAGATATGGATACCGCGCGCATCTGGTCGCCGCACCCTGTCGCGATTCTGGCCGCGCAGTATAAGGTCCCAACGGCCACGTTACAGCAGATCATCGGCTGTGACTTTAACGTGGCGGGAAATATCGCGCTCGGGCTGGAAGCGCCCACCGACGAGCAGCTGCGCCGCGTCGCCGCTGCGTTCTGCGTGCCCTATGGCGACCTCATGCGCGGTTGGGTTCCCCTGTACGCCAATCGAGACCTTTCTTTTGACAATATTCCCCGTAGCTCAGATCGCTCCCCTTCACCGGAAGATCGGTGATTTTCGGCATGACGGCCTCGCGTAGCGCGTCAAAGGCCGCGTCGTGTTCGTTTTCCGGCAGCGCGGCGATCCGCTCTACCTCTTTTCGCAAAAACTCCTTTTTCTGCGCATCTGACATCGTTAAGTACTCTTGGCGCTGTTTGTCGTTCATCTTTTTATCCTCCGTATGTAAATAGTTTCACTTATCATATACCGCGCCGAGGTTCATTTCACCACGGCGGAATGGTTTTAGGAGGTCTTGTGCATGGGATTGTATACCGACCCGAATTACTTTGAAAAGCAAGCGCACTACCAGCACCGCAAAGTAAAGAAAGTCATTAAGGCGGTGTCCTCTAAGTCAAAGCAGCCTGCCCCTGATGAGGCGGTATCAGAAACCTCGACGCAGGTTGAGCCGGAATCCGCCTCACGCGATATCCATGATTATCCCGTTGAACCAACAGTTGATGAATTTGACGAATCTCCCGGCCTAACTCAAATGACGCAAGAAGAATACGACGCGTTCATGATGGGAATGACCGTCGAGCAATACCGCGTCTATCGTCAAATTGTTTTAGAAAACGAAGCCAAGCGAAACAGGCAGAAGCAGCCAAATAGGAAGCGGCGCTCTCCGGAAGTTGATCTTCTGCTGGCAGCATTGAAACCATTGTGCTTCGCGCTCGTCATCTGCGGGGTCATCTGGATTTCAATCGAAAAAGATGTCCCTTTGAAAGAATCTGACATGAATGACACCCCACCAATAAAGTCAACAACTGAAACAACTGGCGGCGGGGGCGGCAGGCTCGTTCCATTGCAGCCTGTGCCCATTCAAAACGGACAGATTGTCACATATCCGTCTGGCGATCAGGTCGCACCTTTGACAGTACAAACCGCCGGCGGCTCAAATTTCTATATCGTGCTAAACCCAATCGACAGAGAGGCAATATCTAACGGAGCGATGTCTTTCCTCGTGTCGGCAAAAAGTGCCGAAGTAGATGTTCCTCTCGGGACATACGAAATCTATTATGCGTATGGTTCGGACTGGTACGGGAAAGAATATAAGTTTGGTGAAAACACCGAGTACTTCAAATGCAACGAAATGTTTGAATTTACCGCAGATGACGAGATGGTTTACGGTTGGACGCTTACTCTCTATAAAGTATCCAACGGGAATATGAGCACTGATATAGTGCCAAAAGATTCTTTCCCGGATATTTAAGTAAAAGCCCTCGCCGCCTCTGCAACACCGGCGAGGGCTTTTCGGCAGCAGCGGGGAGCGGTCGCCGCTGCTTGTTTTGACCATATCGCGCTTTACCTTACCACTTCAATACCAAGACCTTGCAACACGACGGCATTCGACCGCGTTCGACAGACCCACTTTTGGCACCCCAAAAGTACGAAAACCGGAAAAGTTAAGGTGATATAAATGAACATTCAAGAGCTGTGTAGAATCCGTAAAGAAGAACTGAAACTGACCTATCAGGACATTTCCGACGCTTCCGGCGTGCCGCTGTCCACCGTCCAGAACTTCTTTTCCAAGCTGTCGAAAGCCCCGTCCATTTATACCGTCGCGCCGATCTGCAAGGTGCTCGGCATATCCCTTGATGAAATATTCGGAATTTCCGAACACTTGACGCCGACCGAGGAAACTTTGCAGGCGCGCAATGATGAGTTGGAACGCCATGTTGACGCAAAGGCTGATACCATTGAGATCATGCGGCGCGGCGTCCGTATCCGAAACGGCGTGATTTTAATTCTGTTTATCATGGTGGTGTTGCTGGCTGCATGGGGTTTGTATATCGATATGCACTGCGTCGACTATGGATTTTGGAGGGGCTGACATGGCGAATTGCATCAAATGTAAAGCAGCGCTGCCGGATGGCGCGCTGTTTTGTCCTATATGCGGAAAAAAGCAAGCATCTGTCGACCGAAAAGCCACAAAACGCGGCAACGGGACGGGGACGGTCTATAAGCGCGGCTCTTCATGGGTAGCCGAAATCACCAAAGGCTACCGTGAAGAAGACGGCAAGCTGACCCGCGTGAAAGCGAAAAAATGCGGCTTCCGCACAAAACGAGAAGCCTTAGAATATATCCCCATGCTGCGGACGCAAAAGCCCCGTGAAAAGGATATCACTTGGCGCAAGGCATATGAGCTTTGGTTCCCAACGCATCGCGCCGACAAGTCCACGCTGAATTGCTACGCCGCTGCCGAAAAGTATTTTGCACCGATCGAATTTATGAAGCTGGCCGCGGTCGAGATTGATGACATCCAAGAATGCATTGATGACTGCCCGCGCGCCAAACAGACGAAAAAGAATATGCGCACCGTGTGCAGCCTGATCTACAAGTATGCCGTTCCGCGCGGATATGCCCCTATGAGTATGGCCCCGTATCTCACCGTCACCGGCGAAAACGCCGCGCCGCGCGCGAGCTTTGATGCCGACCAGATCGAGAAGATAAAAGAGGCGTGCGGCGTGATTCCATACGCCGACTATATCTACTGCATGTGTTACCTCGGCTTCCGCCCTACAGAATTTCTCGGCCTGTCGATTGATAACTACGACAAGAAAGAAAAGGTGCTTCGCGCTGGTATCAAGACTGAAGCGGGCAAGAATAGAACCGTCACGATATCACCCAAGATTCAGCCCATCATAGACCGGCTGGCGAAAGACAAGATATCCGGCGCGCTGTTCTGTAACGAAGAAGGAAAAGCGTTCAGGTATGACTATTTCCGCGACGAGGTTTTCTATCCCACATTAAAGGCAATCGGCATTGACAATCCAATCGAAAACAAGCGGCACAAGTATTCCCCCCATACATGCCGTCATACGTTCGCGACGCTGATGAAAAACATTCAGGCATCGGACAAGGACAAACTCGAGCTGATCGGTCACGCAAGCCCCGAAATGCTGCGGTATTATCAGGATGTCAACCTCACCGACCTTCGAAAAATCACCGATGCGATATAGTTTTTCTGTTACCCCCTCGTTACCCCCATCGAACGATTTCCCGTTGATATTCCGTCGTTTTTCGGTGACTGGGGGTCAAGAGGCCGTGAGTTCAAGTCTCGCCACTCGGACCAAGAAAACCTCGAAACCATTGCGGTTCCGAGGTTTTTTCATATTTAGACTATTCTGGCAAATTCTCGATTATGCCCAATATTTCTATCCTGTTACCCCCGCAGTTACCCTCGCATAAAAGGCCTCTACCCATTGCGGGCAGAGGCCTTTTGGGCTAATAGTGCATCATTTTTTAGGCTCGCTCATCCCTCGCGAAACATCCCTTGCATCGTCCGAACCTCGGCAGCCCTCTCAATCTGCTTCCTGTGCAGATAGTCATAGAGGCCCTTCATGCCCTCGGGCGGCTCGCCGTGCTCCTGCCGGTACTTCTGGATGACGCCGGCGACCTCGGCGTGGAGCATCGTCATGTGATGCATCTCTTCGCCGGAAAGCTCGTAAAACGTCTTCGCAAGAGCGGGGCATTCGTCCTTGTACTCGAGGGCGCATTTCGCGTACTTCATCGCGTCCTCGATTTCCTCGTCGACCATCGCCGACAGTTTTTCAATGAGTTTCATTTTCTTCCTCGCTTTCTGCAGCTTCGACATTATTTATGGCATTAGCAAATAGCAGCAAAATTATCCCGAGCAGCAGAGCATCTGAATCGTCGTTCACAGTTTTTCGACCGTGACCGCAAGGTTGTTGACGACCGATGCCACGCCGTCGAGCGCCAGCGACAGAAGAGAGCCGTCACAGCCGCAGGCGTTACGAATAATAGCCGTAATAGTGAGGTTTGCCACGCCGTTTGCTGCGACCGTCTGAGCTGCCGTAGCGCCGATGATGGCGACGCCGTCCTTCTGTGCGGTCAGGCTGACCGTACCGGCAGCCGTGGGCGCGACTGTCGCGCTGACATTGACAAGGTAATAGCCCTGCCCACACAGTGTAATCGCGTTGCCGTCCTGACGGATGTTGCAGCCATAGCGGCGCGTCGTCGAGCCGACCGGCACGATGCCGCCGACCGCAACGGTGGGATTGCTGACGTTGGTCGTGTAAATTGCAGACTTACTCATATTTTTACCCTCCTAAAAAAATTAAAAAGCGGAGCAGCTGTTGCCGCCCCGCTTGCCTCGCCGAATAGGGCGTCAGATGTTGCCGTTGCCGCAGCCGCAGCCACAGAACGGGGAGTTGCCCGCGCTGTAGGTGTAGCCGCTGGGATAGCGCACGACACCGCACATCTGCTCGCGCAGATAGAGCTGGTTGTTGGCCTGCTCAAGCTGTGCGATGCGGCCTTCGAGCTGGCTCTTTTCGAGCGCTGCGAATTTAGCGTCGATGTTGGCGTTGATGGCGTCAAGGCCGCGCTGCGTGGTGCAGCAGCAGTCTGCCATCTGGCGCTGGATGTCGTTGCCGGTCTGCATGATGGTCATGTTCGTGCCGTTCTGCGCGAGCGCGACTTCCTTGCCCAGCTGGCCGATGCCGCCCTGCATCTCGTAGCCGAGATTGCAGATGCCGTTGCCGATGTTGGTCAGGCGGTCGTTCAGCTGGCCAAACTGCTGGCCGAAAAGGATCTCCTGCTGCGATGCGGCCGTGGCGTACTGGCCAAACTCGCCCTGGCGGTTCCAGCCGTTGCCGCCAAAGCCGAACATGAAGAGGAAGAGCACGACAATGAGGAACCAACCGGAACCCCAGCCGTTCTCATCGTTCGCACCGCGGGTGACCGCGGCGATATCGCTGAGAGACATACCACTATCCATGTGTCAAAACTCCTTCCTGAAAGAATTTTATAAATAAACCGTGTCGACCCGGCTTATTTCAGAAATTGCACGAATTCTTTTGCTTGCTCTTGAAGCTGCTGAAACTGCTCTCGAGACATTTGCCCAGACTGCAAAAGGCGCTCGATCTCCTGCTGCGCTTTCTGAGGCGTCATGCCTCTTGCGAACTTGCGAAATTCTCCCAACATCGCAAGGGGATTATTCGGCCTTGCCGCCCTTTGGTTTCCCATCAGGCTTTCCAGCAACGGATTGTTCATTGACGATTCCCTCCAATCTGGTCAGGCGCTCTTCGATGCTCGTGAGACTTGCTGTGCTCTGCGTGGGCTTTGGCTCGTAAGGCGTCATCAGATACGGCGTTTTCGACTTGTACCCTGCGTCGTCCGTTTTGACGTACCAGCCGATCAACACATCCGACCGCGAGATATCCATCGCGATCAGTTCACTGCGCGGAGCCATCCTGAGCGCGTCCACGCCGTTTTCTCCGTTCACGCGGGTAATTTGACCCGCAAAGCCTTGCATCGCTCCTGCGCCGTTCTGTGGGCTTGCAGGGGCATATCCTGAATAGGGGTTATACCCCATCTGATAAGGGTTGCCGAAATATCCCATGCGCGCACCTCCTTTTATAGTCTAAATGATAACGAAAAAGAGACCCCGCAAAGAGCCTGAAAAAGGTCTTTGTAGGGTCTCTTCTTTATGTGTTTTTGATGCCGTCCGCGATTTTGCTGTATGCCCGGCGTCGCCGCGTCTTCACGTACTCCGGTGAGACGTGCAGCGTCTCCGCGACTTCGACGCGGCTCTTCCCGCGCACATCGCATTCAATAAGGCAGTACGCCTCGTCCTGCGGCAGCTCAAACGATAAGATATACGCCACAGCCCGTTTGGGGGCCATAGAGGATAATTGCGCGCGGATTGACCTGTGCTGACTGTTCATGCCCGTGTAGGGCTTGCAGAGGCGCTTGCGCGTGGGCTTTCGCCACCCGCTCCTTCCTTACTTTTTCGACCGCTCCAACTCCGGTTTACTTCATTGTTGCAAGTTTCCTGATGAGATCGTCGCCGTATTTGTAAGCGGCGAGGTAGTCCATCGTCGCATCAGCCAGCCCAGAGCGCTTCTTGAGCACTTCGCGATAGCTCGCCTCGTACTTCGGTCGGTACGCGCCCAGCACAAGCGATTTTGCCCGCTTCTTGCGGTATACGCCGTCGCCGTTGGCCTGACTGCCCGCCGTGCCGCTCGATGTATTGCCCTCAATAGCTGTTACATACTGACCGCTTACGCTCTCGCAGATGCCCGTATGGTCGGTCTTGACCTTCGTGTTGGGAAAGTCATAGATGAGCACGTCGCCCGGCTGATAGCCGGACGTGACCCACTGGCCGTGAGACTTGGCATAGTTCATCAGCTCGCCGCAGCTCGCGGTCTTCCCGCCGCCGTAGAAGAGCCGCTTATCCGCCTGCTGGAAGCACCACCACACGAACTGCATACACCAGTACACGCCGTCCATGCCGTATGCCTTGCCGTACTTCTGGCGGTTTCCCGGCTGCTCCACCGTGCCGATCTCCTTGCGTGCGATGGCAAGGATGTCTTCTGCTCTCGCCATGTTTACGCCCCCTTTTCTGCGCCGTAAAGCTTGCTGTGCAGCTCAAGCACCGCCGCTTCAATGGCCGCGTCCAGCTCGTCCTCGTCTAAAATAATGCCGCGCTGCTCGAGGTAGTTGAGCACCCACCTCTTTTTCTTGTCGCCGTCCGCTGCGGTGTAAATCTGCTCCGCCGCTGCGACCGCGATCTTGACCCACTTGAGCGCCTCCGTCACCTTGTCGCTGCCGTAGCGCTGCTTGAGGTAAGGAAACAGGACTGCCGAGATGCTCAGGCAGACAAGTCCGATAAGCATTTTAACGATCTCCGTCATATCAAACGTCATTGTTGTTCTCCTTTCGTTTCCGTCCAACGATAATTTCTACCAGTGTCAGAAGCCCGGTAAAGGCTTCGATGATGCCGCCCGTACCCAGTAAGTACGGGAAGATGTTGTCCCACTGCCACCCTTTGATGCTGTAAAAGATGACCGTGTAGATCACAAAAGCGGCGATGAAAATGCCAACGATAATCAAAATGATGTTCCTCGTTCGCAATTTCGATGCCTTTTTGATAAGGCGCTTCATCCGACCGCCCCACTCAGCAGCCACGCGATAAACGCGCCCGCCAGCGCCGCGAGAGCCTTGTCGACCAGACTGTCCCAGCGTTTCCCTGCCTTGCCCGTGATGGCTTTCACGTCCTCTTTGATCTCTTTGACGTCTCCCTCGACGGTCTCCTGCTTGGTCGCCAGCACTTCGACCGACGTTGCCAGCCTGTCAAGCG